AGGTATAAAAGTCCAGTATAGACCCTCTAAATTGGAAATTATAAGGGCTTCCTTGTTGTGTTGCTGGTTTATTTATTATCCACTCAATATCAACCATGTTAGAGAAATCTACGTTTCTCCAGTTAAGTAAAGAATAATTCTGTATGGTTGAGAATAATGATGCTTCGTCTGTGTTTACTGTCGTTGAGTTATCAAGGAAAACACTATAGATACCGGTGGAATAACTAACAGCTGTTACTTTACCGAATATGTTTGTTGGCTTGTATAAAACTCTGCTACCAACTTTAAATACAGGAATAAGAATGGACGACCAATTTATATTCAGCTCGTCCCAAGTCCATCTATCTAAAATAAGTTCCAATACTATTGGCATACCCAAAGGTGTATCGTAAATTAATCCTGTTGTTGGATCAGTATAAGCTGGTGGATCATATTTTCCATCCCCCAGTTCAAGCAATTCACCGTTCTGTTTGAGATCATAGAAATTAGTGATTGCATTCAACATAGAATCATTCTGTGTAACCGTGTATAATTGCTGATTGGATAAAGGATCTATTATATTTCCCAAATCCGAAATCTCCGCCGGTGCAACTTCTATTATCCCATTAAGTAGGGCTTTATTGGTGGAAGAATAATAATATACAGGTGATGTCTGCTGTGGTGTTACATTCCAAATTAAGCTAGGACCCCCTGATGTAACACCATTGTTAATTATACCTAATGGGTCCACCTGGGAAAGTCCGGGATCGGTTGTTATATAAAAATCAAATTCTGCTGGGGAAATACTAAATTCATAGGTATTACCAGCATTAATATTTAATACCGGGTTAGGTCCATTTAATCCAGTTGGTCCGGTAAGTCCAGCTATATAAAGCGCACTTCCTGTTCCTCCCGACACCTCCACGTAAGCATCAAACTTATTGTAATATGAAGAAGGTGTCTGTATAGAAGTGCTTAAAGGTCTAGTAGAAAAATTTCTAAGATCCTCGATAAATCCAAAATCCGGGGTAACCTTAATGTCAGTATAAAACCCCGATTCAATATCAGGTCTTTGCATGACATCTGTCCATGCCTTAGTATTATAAACGTTGAAATAAATACCCTCACCAGTTATATCAATGATTCTTGCATTAAGTGGTAAATAATCTCTCTTAAGCCTTTCCTTAAGGGCAAACATTTTTATAAGAACTTCCTCTTGAGTAAATTTAAAATTATCAACAACTTCAGGATACCCGTAATCTGAATCATTTCCCGTGGTTTTATTTATATCATAATATAGACCGAATAAAGAGGTTTTTTTATACGTTCTGCTAGGTAGAATTGTGGTATCAGAGGAAACATCAAGAACATATTGTCCATCAGCATTTGGTCCATAAGTTTGAACCAATTTATATTTACCCGAATTTGGATTGTCTAAAACATCTCCTATCGAATAACTCTGGGTATATCCTCCAGATTGCTGTCTTTTTATCGCATTGAGGAATTGCTTATTCTGTTGTAGTGGTGATTCTAATCTTGCACTCCGGTATTGTAGGTTTAGCCAATATTCTTTTATTCTTAAATCCTGATATCCAAAGAATCTGATTGCATTGATTAGACCCTTGTAACTTCCTATGTAAGGAAATATCTCCTCTCCTGCTATTAATAACTCTTTCCTCTTATCATTTATTTCTAGGTAATTTGGAAGGGGTTCAGAAGGATCATGATCTCTTAGTATAATTGAATCGTCCTGGTAAAAAGCTCTACCCATGTTTTTTAACATGACACTAAATCTCTCATCCTCACCGACTATTTCGCCATAAAAATCCATCTCGATTATTTTCACAGGCGTGCCTGTACTAATATCCTCTATGATTAATTTTCTCTCATAGATATTAGATGCTAAGTCAGTTGCATTAATAGCAACATTTATTGATAAAGCCTCCGAATTTATTAAAGATGTTGAAACATAACCATTACCAGAAAGACTGTCAGTAGGACTGGCATCCACATTATAGACCAGGTTGGGGTAGCTAACTATTAAAGGCTGTCCATCTCCACCTTCGAGTTGGTCTTCTATCTTGTATGTGAATATAATTTCAGATACGTCAGTTTCACCATAGCTATCATTATACCATCGGGATCTCCATTTACCAGCAGTAGCTCCGGTGGCTCCTGTATGAGGGAGTCCATATTCTAGATTGCCTGAGTTATTAAGCGTCTGAACTATGAATATCTGCTGGTTCTCGTAAAGTCCGGAGGAAACCGGATCAAAATATATGTTACCCTTAAAATATCCGCCAGGTCTGTTAGAATAAGTTGCATTAAAATAAATTTGATTATTTAGACTTATCAATCTTTGCCCATTAATAGTATCGACTTCAAAGTTAACCCTTAAATATGTTGAATTATTTACAACAGATGATATCTTAGCTTCAAATTCCCCCTGGTTTGCTATTCTACCTTCAATGTATACATCTGCACCATTAAGTATAGCGCTGTTTATCGAATCACCCCAAGCTACAATGTTAAATCCATTTACATCAGCTATATTCAAATCGATATAAGATGGATTACTGTCCAGCTGACTAACTGATATCTGGCCCTCTGAAGAAACCGATGATGAAGTTACGTACGTAAACTTTTGATCAAGTTCACTAGGACCTGTTGCCCCAATGTAGTCAAAGTTTAGCGGACTTCCAGTCTTATCATAAAAATTAAGCCTTCTATAGAAAAATTCTGACATATTTTAAAAAACCCTTTTATTATTTTTTTTAACCGTGTAATTAATAAAATTCTTAATCTGTTTGGTCGTTTCAACTAGACCAAAAACTACCCTATTAAAATATCCGAGTATTCCCTCTTTGATCGGATCTCTATAAAGAACGTTAGATAAAGATCTTTTTAATAACTGATCTTTATAATCAAATCCGTTATAGAGATTGTCATTAAAGCTATCTCTTATATCATAGATATTCTGGGTGGGATCAAATTCATAGTACCTTCTTTCTACTGGAATTTTTGGCATTAATTTCATAATAGTTTTATATTGCAGCATATCAGAGCAAGGTGCATATTTATATTCTCCTAAACCGCTAGAAAGAATTCTTCTATATCCAGAGCATCCTATATTATAAGATCTTTCGGAAGCAAGTTCTGCTGTTGGGTATAAATCCTTAGCATCGTAGAAAGTAGTGTTATTCGTTTGCGGTTTTATCCCAGCAACGGTATAGTTTATTCCTTTCTTAAGGTCCGGAAAAAATGGTGAATAGTTATCCATTAGTTATTTTTTATAAGTTGAGATTTCATTTCAGCATTTAGAGACATGTTAAAATTCATGGGTATTATTTTAGCAATACTTACATTAAGAGCTCCGGGTTTACCCTGAATGATTCCCTGTTGATAATCTGTACCATTTCTATCGGTCCATCCTCCTCTTAAAACAACCAAGTCATTTCTACCTATTACAATATCTCCAAATTCATTGAGTCCAACCTGGTTTTGTAACTGAGCAGCTGAAACGTTGGTTAAACTTCTAAGTAGAGTTTGATTTTTTTCATTAGCTTCACCTACAAAATAGAAAGAAACCGAATCTACTCCATCAACAGATTCAACTAACGCTATTATATCAGATTTAGGAATGAAATCTCTTCTTTTTAGGTTTAGCATATACTCGGAAATTTTCTTTCTTATAGCTTGTCTTATTGTCTCCGGATCATACCCTTCAAACATAGTAATTACCACGTTTGCAACATATCTTTTAATTTGAGGTTCAACTATTCTAACAACAGTTGTTGCGATCATAGACCCTGAATCCTCAATAAGATTTATTATCTTATTTTTCTGGTTAGTGCTAAGTAAAAAGTCTGATACTGGAATATCGAAATAATCCTCATTAGAAGAGATATTTAAAGTTATATCGGGAACTAAGAAAATATAAACAACGTTATCATCATCAAGATAATCATCATCAAATGTGGAAAATGCTTGAATCTGAGAGAATATACCAAGTTTATTTAGAAAAACTTCGTAATTTTGCGCATTGGCAAAAACAAAAGATCTGCTGGTCTTTGGTGCAACCAATCTTATTAGATTTGTAGTTTCTGGATTGGTTCCGAAAGAAGGATCTATAGCATTAAGAGCATCTATATACTCATTTAGATCTACCTCAGCTCCAAATAAATCTGTTCCGCTGGTAACCAATTTATAAGTTAGAGGTTTTTCCTTAGTGGAAATAGCGTTTCCTGATCCTCCTGATGTCTGAAGATATTCTATTCTTATTCTCGAGCCTCTTTGCGGAACCATACCAAAATTAGAATTTCCAAAATAAACATCCAGTCCTTCCTGTATTCCTGTTCTAACAATAAATCCCTTTCCATTTAAAGGAATATCATATAATGAATCATATCTTCTCCATTTTTCCTCGTTAACATAAACATCAACATAGAACTGGTCAAGGTAAGATCCAGCGGAAGACGGAAGATTAAAACTTTGCAAAGCGTTTCCAGTTCCGGTTACTACAGAACTAATAAAATCCCCCTGTGCTACTTTAACTCTAAGCGGGCTTGGACTACCACTAAGTTGAATAGTTACCCTTGAAGATCCAAAAACTAAAGAATATAATTTACCATTTTCCTGACATCTTATTTGTGCATGGTTGTTGATTATAACCGCGCTTCCCCCTATATCTGATTGTCTTCTATTCCAGGATAATGTTACTTCACCTTGTGCAGTACTTGCTCTTCCGGGATCATAGCCGGCTATTCTAGCTAAACTCCTAACAGAATAATCTCTAGTTGCTTGTTCTATATTTAATTCCGTTATTGAATCCTCTATAAAATACAGAATCATCTGCGAAAGGTTTTGCAAAACGAAAAGAATCTGTCCCCAAGCAGATGCTACGGTAAAGAGATTTGTTGTTTGGTTATACGTGTCCTGCAGGAAAGAAAACGTGTCGTTTAATAGACCATTAATCAGGATATTATTTTTCTTAAAAATATTCATTTCTGTATATTAGGTTATTCTTAATGTAACTAGAGGACTTAAACCCCCGTTAGCTGGTATTTTAAAATCTATAGTTGCTATGTCTCTCTCTGTTCCCTGATAAAATTTAAGGTCATAAGATCCACCTAGCTTTCTGAAAAGAGGAATATATGTTTTTAAAAACAAATCCAATTCATTTCTAATGCTAGATTCGGAAAGATTTAAACTAAATATAAGCTCCTCTAGATTAAGCCCAAATTTAGTGTCGCCAAGTACTTCACCTTTATTAGTAAGAAGTATCATTTTTAATTGGCCAACGCAAATTTCTACCGGATCGGTTGTTTCGATCTGGTAGGGGTTGTAGCTTGGGTCTAGTGGATCCCTGTTATAAATCTCTCTCATAGAAAATTTTTCATATTATATATCTCTGGTTTTAAACACGACGAACGTAAACAAAAAACCCCCAATTTATAAAAAATTAGGGGTTTTTTGTTAATGTTTATTTTAATTCCACTGTAAAAAATATGAAGGAGTGTTCTCACCATTAATCATATCCATAACTTCTTGTAATTCAGCTTCTCCTGTTGTTCTGATATCAGAAGCGTTTATCTGAACACCACCAGGTAAATTATAGGTAAATACAGAAAGCATGTTTGCTAATGCTATTTTAGATTTAGCAATGCAATATCTAACAAAAAGCTCATCTGCAAAAAGATCATCGTCATTTAGTGCAACAAAGCATCTAACAGATACATCAGTACCACCAACACCAAACCCCTGAGCAAGTTGGCCTTTACCGGATCTACCAGGATCCCTACCCAGAATGGTTAATTTTTTGCTATTTTTATTCCATTTAAAAGCAAAAGTCTCTAATAAATATGCTTTAGCTAAATCGAAATATGAGTACATAACAGTACGATAAACTAGGTTATCCCCAACAAAAGGTGAAAGCAATAATTCAGATCCAAGTAATTTAGAATCACCAAAATCCCTATCAGGATTACCAGATATACCGGAGCCACCAACTTCTCTAACATCATATATGCTAATAATAGATTCAGGTAATTTTATTTGTCGAGTTGCTCTGAATTCAGGATGTCTGAATATTTCATTTTGCAAAATAAAAACCCTATCCTCGACGGCATACTGATAGTTATCAAAAAACCATGCTTTGGCTCTTTTGATTATTCTTTTTGTTTCTTGCTGATTTAGATTATATGGAAGGGCACAGCTAAAAGAAAGTGCGTCTTCTATTTCTTGTATTAATTCTTCTTCTGTCATCTTTTAGCGGTTATTTTTAAAAGTTCATGTTACCAAATCTTAAATTATTGTATCTATCATTTAGATCTTTTAATCTCTTATCAGTAACGAACCTTTCCTTTCTGAAATCTTCCCAGCCTTTAACTTTCAGCGTCTCCTTACTTACGTCAGCATTTTCACCAATCTCACCAGCCCTTAGAACTCCATCTTTTATCTTACAGTTAATACTTTTGCCTTCGCAATCAATAAAGCAATCTTCAAGTTCGTTTCCAAAATCAACAACGCAGTCTTTGATCTTCGAAGATGTAACTATAGTATCATTAACTATATAGCATTCCTCTATTGAGGATTTTTTTATCTTGGAGCTGTAAATATTACAGTTTTTTATTATACCATTCTTTATGTCGCAAAGGATCAAATCAATATCTTTGAGTTCCAAAGCCTCTCTACTTCTAGCGTCTTTTAATTGGCATCTTCCTGTGGTAGTGTCATAATTAAAATACCCAGAGGTAACGTTACCCTCAACGATTATATCAAATATTTTATCCCTGATAACAGACCAGTATGTTTTTATGTTCTCGTCCCATCCTTTAAGATCTACAAAAATATGGAAATCGGGGTAATTTCTAAAGAAGAAATCAGGATCACTAAAAGATCTAACAACCTTAGTATACTGATTCATCATACTCTGAAGCTTAGCAAGGTCATCTTTTGAGTATCCTGATATTCTGTGGCTAAGCAAGTCATAAAGGTAAAGAATCACATAATCTATAATCTCTCTTATGTCTTTGCTTTTCTTTTGGTAATCACGATTACCAAGATATCTAAATTCTAAATATCCCTTGGGTATTTTTGTGAAGTTTACCCCGTAGTATTTGTCCTCTGGAACTTTAAACATTTTGGGATCAATAGTAGTTAGATTTTCGATCATAGAAAATCTATTCCTAGGAACCACTCTTTTTATAGATTTAGCATAAACATTTTTAGATCTATCTCCAAATTTAGAATAGATGAAATTCTCATCAAATCCTAATATAAATTTTAACTTGTCTAGATTTTCTATCCTATCCTTAACTTCTTTCCTGAACTTGTCAAAGCTAACAGAGAATTGGAATGCACATCTATCTGTCGTCCAACCATTTTCGTCTATCCAATTAAGGACTTTAATTAATATAGTAATAGCTTCATTATAAGGTAGTGGACCAGTAATGAACTCCATCATTTTGCTCCCTCCGGAATAATCTGGTTCTAGCTTACATGTGCTGGCATCCACAACAATATTAGAGTGGTACCTTTCGGATACCACTACTTTTTTGTTTATTAGCTTGGAAAGGGATTCAGCTGTTCTGCCCTTTAGCATATTGGTATAGAATTCAAACTCGAATCCTATTACCGAAGAGCTAAGAGCATGGAGCTTATCAAAATGTGTTCTATTATCGCTCATTTACCGGCTCTGCGAAAATTTTTCCGCTAGCGGGTTCAACTTGATAAACCGTAACTAGTAGATCGTCCCCGGGTTTAAGATTATTGGTTTTTTTACCAATTCTCTCCTGAGGGATAAGAGCCATAAGACCAAATGCTACAAGATCAATAAGAATACCATTTTTTCTCTTGTGTTTAATTTTTGCTTCAATTGGCTCGCATGTTCCGTCCTTGATTTGTTTATCAAGATCGTGTATAATAACGTTTCTTTCTAGAGGTTTCTCTAGAGTTAATGTTAATCTGTTATTGTCTTTAATCTCCTTAACGTAAAATTCGATCTCATCACCAGGATTTACACTAGTAATTGAGTTATCCTCGCTGAATTCAGTTTTGTGTATAAGTCCAGTATAAACCTCTTCCCATTCAACAAATACGCCAAAGTTGCTTGTTCCAGTAACATATCCTTTATATTTCTTAGTAAGATCCAATTCCTGAATCTTGCTTTCCATAATTTTATTAAGATATTTCTTATAAGAAACGATAAAGATGTCCTTAGCTTCAATGTATCCTTCAATCATTACATGTAATTCTTTACCTATATAAGATTCAAAATCAGTAATTCTATTAGCAGCAGCCAAAGATCCAGGTAAGAAACATTTAATACCAGATAGATCAACAATATATCCACCCTTATTAATGCTCTCTATCTTAACCAGGTATGCACTAGACTCCTTCTTAATCTGTTCGAATAATTCAACTCTAAGGCTGTGTATGTAATATTCAACAACAGAACCTGAGTATACTCCCCCGCTTTTTCTAATCTTAGCCTGTAATACATCTCCTGGATTGAAAGATATGTCAGTTATTTTTAATTTGTCAGCGTCTTTTCTCTCCTTCTTAAGATCTATGTAAATTGTTTGCCCTGTGCTTGTTTGTGCTAGTGCTTCTGTCTCAGTAACACTAACGACCTTACATGGGTAAATGCTACCCTCGTCAAGATCTTTAGATAAACTCACATTTCCCGAAACCTCTCCGAAATAATTATTATAAGCATCTAATAGTTCCTGAGCATAAGGCTCATGGCAATAGACTTTAGATCCACTAGGAATCCTTTTTAGTTTAGTGTTTGGTTTTCTGCCATTCTCTACGTCCCAGTTAAAATCGTCCGGGTTGTGTGTTTTATTTGATGATAAATCGATCATGTTTTTTTTGTTTAAGAAGTTATTAATCTTAGTATATATCCAAGCTTAAGTTCCTTTAAAAGTCCGTAATTTTTTAAAAAACTACCGGAACAAAACCTACCATAGGAGCAGGCCCACCAGGGGTTGGTACACCTCCGTTATAAATTAGCTTAAACTCAAGCATATTGGCTGCAAAGGAGAAAGCTAGAGCACTAGAAACTGCGATAGCACTGATTCTTCTTTCTGGTATTGTTTTAAAAATTTTTCCTGTATTAAATGCTCTTCTGAGATAATCAGCAAGTCTTTTTCGACTTCCGTAATAAATCGGTGTATATAAACCACCTAAGGGTAGAGGGATTACACAAGGGGGTACAGGAGGATTTGCAGAAAATGGCTGTTGTATTGTAGATGCCCAATAAGCTGAAATCCCCTTAGCCATGATATTATAAGGATCATTAGGATTAGCCTCATCTTCCACCGAAGATCTATTTGCAGCAGCAATTGCAGCATCTATTAATTCCTGTATGTATCTTCTTTTTAGCTCCAAGAATCTTTCTGCCTCTGCTTTATATTCTATAGCCTTAGATTCAGATATACCATCAGATGTGTTTACTATTTCCGAATAAAGCTCAGATCCTGTAGATAACCCTTTAACTAGATAATCTAACTGGCCTACTCCAAAAGCATCAATCTTACCACCAAAGAGATTGTCTAGATTAGCATTAGTTAGTATATTGCTTACTTTAAAAGCCTCATCTATATTGGCATCTATCTCGTCATCAGTATCATAATATTCATCTCCAGAATTTATCTCGTCATCAGTATAATAATCGCTGCTCAAGATTTTTAATTTTTTGAATAGCCCACTATCATACCTTTTATCATAAGTGAACTTAGTTATAAAATCCATTACCATATAATTAGGAATCCTCTGCGGATCATTAATATGCTCCTCCTGAAATAGCTCCTTAGATATGTTAATATTACGAAGATTCTTAAAATCCCCTATTTTTTTATCGCTGCTAGTTCCTATGCTTTTTATAATCTCTATAGATTTATCTACAACTTCCTTTGTCCAATCAGAATAGCTAGGATCGAATCCTATTACATATAACCATTGTATATAATCTGATGTTCCGTCATATTTTTGAACTATTCTTCTAGCTATTTCTAAAACTTGCCCACTCCTTGTCTTTGGAAAATTTGGAAATTGTGAGAAAAATATTGAATATGTAAAATCAGGTATACTTGCCCCGTTTAACTCTGCCCATGCTAAAAATTCAAGATCAAATTTATCCAGATACTCCTCAATATCAATGAGCGGAATTGGCTCTTTTAGATCCTCATATTTAGGATCTTTTAATTTCTTCTCTAATGTAGGTGATTTTTCGCTCTCAAGCAATTTAAAAGCTTTCGAAAATGCAGTCTTTAATAATTCTGAATTCCCCTTCCGGTGTAAGTTACCAAACGGTGTTTGTGCCTTATTGTTTACAGCTAAAACATATTGATCCGCAAGATATGTTGCAAAATCATCGACATCCTTTCCTGCAGGATCATAAGGTCCCTGAATCGATTGTCCAGAAAGCTTATTAGAAACATTAGTTATAAAAGAACTCCAATTTGCTGGCATCGTTATTTGGTTTTAGATACTTGACTTAAATGCTGAGGATCTGTCATAGGTACAATAGGTACACCAGAAGGTCCTACCCCAGTTGGGTGTGTATGGGCATTAAAGAAAGTTAGAAAGGTGCTTCCTAAAACTAGTTTCTCTATAGCGGCTTCCCCCAGCTCTATATTTTGAGATTTTACAATCACTTTTTGCTTTGCCCCTTGTTTTTCCATTCTAACCTCGTCATCATTCAGTTTTAAAACTATTCTAAGTTTCTCTTTATCCGTTCCAGCATTTTGTGTATCAAGTTGAATAGTTGCATCACCGAGTTGAAAAACAAGACCTTTTTTTCTTGTGTATATCATCTTCAGAGTTCCTGGTTGAGCCTCCGAGTCATAAATTAAAGCATGTGTACCCTCATATGAATTATCCTCCTTGAGTTCTGTCATAAGATCCTTAGAAATCTCCTTAATATAGTGATAGCTTATCTTGTAATAATTATTATCCTCAAAATGAACTGCTACGACAGAGCCTACTCTAGGTATGCTTATGTTGCCTCCGCCGAAATCTCCGCCAAAAGATAAACCTGCAATCTGTTCTGCCCAGGGCAAATCATCAGAAGGAATACCGTCAAATATACCAAAAACTTCTATTTTTGCTCTTCCTTGGTAAAGTGGATCTTCAATATCAACCACCTTACCAAGGTATGTTTTTTCACTTGGCATAATTATTCAAATTTTTCAGGACTAGGATTCATCCCACCTGTGCTAATATTATACTTATCTTTCGATTTTAAATTTCCCATATCTAAAGGGTTTTCGACTATAAAATCTCCGCTCGTGTTCGGATAGGCTTTTCCTATATCTCCCCTTGATTTTCTACTCTCCGTTTCAGATTTTTGGTAAACTGCATTAGGCTTTGTAGTGAATGTGTTTACTGCATCTCTAAGTTCCCCATTAGAAGCAATTTTTTGTGTTTGTGCATAAACAGGTCCTGCTTCTATAGTTGTTTGATTTGAATTTTTTACAGCATCAGGATAAACCTTTTGTTCAGTGAGTGGTATTGGATTTTGATTAGGTGGATATACATCGTCTGATATTTGGGGATAAACTCTATCAGGTACACCTAGATCAGATCCAGGAACGTTGGAATAAGCATCACCTCCTGGATTAGTATAAACCCTATCGGGTACACCTAGGTCAGATCCGGGAACGTTGGAATAAGCATCACCTACTGGATTAGTGTAAACCCTATCGGGTACACCTAGAGCAGTTCCTGGTACATCACTATAAACGTCTCCACCTGGATTAGTGTAAACCCTATCGGGAACACCTAGAGCAGTTCCTGGTACATCACTATAAACGTCTCCACCAGGATTAGTATAAACCCTATCTGGTACACCTAAGTCTGTTCCAGGTACGCTAGTGTACGCGTCCCCGCCAGGTGCGGGATATACCCTATCGGGGACTCCTAAGTCTGCTCCAGGCACAGTAGCATAGACGTCACCAGTGGGAACAGGATATACCCTATCAGGAACACCTAAATCAGTCCCAGGCACAGTAGCATAGACGTCACCCGTGGGAACAGGATATACCCTTCCTGGTACACCCAAATCTGTACCAGGTACTTCGTTGTAAGCATCACCCACTGGTGCGGTATAAACTCTATCAGGAACTCCTAAATCAGGTCCGGGTACACTCGTGTATGAGTCTCCCCCGGGTGCAGGGTAAACCCTACCTTGAATACCAGATACGCTGCTAACACCTAAATCTTGACCCGGTACTTTACCATATACGTCATCTGATACTTTTTTATAAACTCTCTGTGGCGGACCACCTAAACCTGCTGTTTGTGGATTAGGTAGCTCTGTCTTTTTGAATCCAGCATTAACATTACCTAGTTGATCCAAGAATTGCTGAGCACTGTTAAATGATAAATTACCTAATACCTGGGAAGGATTCAAGCTATATATGTTACCAAGGGCTAGTGAGTCTAAGCCAGCAACATTAGGTTTTATGAAGCTTGCAACTCCTTCGTTAATAAGATCATTTAGTGAATTACTTAAAAAGTTAGTTAATAGCTCACCCCCCATAGAAAGAATATCACTACCTAAATTACTAGGATTTCTCTGAACCGATGATCTAGCTCCGTCCCAACTATCACCAAGAATCATCGGCTTACCGTCTTGTCTGATATTTGGATATTGGTTTCTCATTCTGACCCTACCTACTATAATTCTGAATTTCTGTCCTACTGGTGTTGCTATGTCTGAACCCGCACTGATCTCAGTTGGAATTGCTGTGCTCTCGCTGAAATCGAATTCACAATTTCTGCACTCAAAAACTATAACCGGCTTTATGCCCGATTGATCTTGTTGATTTCTAAACATAGACAAATCATTATCTACTCCACCCCTATCTAGGACATTACCTACAAACGAATTAAATCCGCTTGCAGGATTTGTGTCTGATGATCCCCCGTTATTTTCGCTATTCTGTTCACCCGCAACATCTCCTATGTTTGTCCCTGGGTTATTGCCGGATCCAAGCATCGATGTTAAATTGTCTATCGTAGTTAAAGCAGCAGAAGATCCTATAAGTCTAGATGTCTTGAAAAAATTACGTATTTCAGAAACGAAAATATACATAGTAAATTTTCTAAGGTTTCTTGGAACTAACTCTCTCATATTATCATAGTCAAAAGTTGCCTGATTATATAGATCTGCAAGAGCACTCATTCTCAAATTTAGAGACTCCAATGTGGTAAACTCTAAAGCCTTACTTGCAGTTCTTTGTGAGTTAAATTCACTACCAGACTCAGCAGCAAATCCCTTTCTTGATACCAAAGATAATTGATCTAATCCTGATATTGTCTGTAAAAACCAAGGTGAATTATTAAGTAAGTCAGTTAAACTATTTTTAAACTGTATAAGCATATCTGATCTTTTTCCTCCCCTAGGAAATTGTGCCTCCCTTTCTCTTAGATATGATGTTGCAGAATAAAAATTGATAGCTCCATTTGGTGTAGTCCTGTAGGAATACTGCGGTTGGCCGAAAGGATTATCTGAGCTAAATCCACTAGGAATATATGATGTTTCTCTAAAAAGAGGACTGGGAGGAAGACCGTCGTCATCTCTTATTGGGAGTGTACCGAAATCTATCACTATTTTAAATCCAAGATATGTTGGATCCTCGTACTTTCCTTGTTTGGATAGCTTAAAGCCTTTTAAAAATAGACTCCTTAATTTATCTGTTGCTCCTAGTGACATTAATAGATTTAATTTTTATATTTATCTTATTTTTTAAACTTCATTTTTAAGAATAGAAATAGGGAATGCCTTAGGAGCAGCTCCCGAAGAGTTAGCTTTCCATGTTCTTTTAGCTAATACTAAATGTTGCTTCATTCCCGCACTTCCTCTGTTCCAATATATTGACATAGAGAAAACGACATAATTACCAGACAAAAACTCATCTTTAGTTGGGCTCATTGAGGTATTATTTTCTTTATTAGGTAGATCTCCAACATTCTGTTGTCTTATGCCTCCGCTCGAAACGTAAATAGCTACAGGGATAACCTGACCCCTATAGATTCCAGGAAAGAAATCAGTAAGCTCCACTTCTAGTGTTAGCTTTGTGCAATCGTTTATATTTATAAGATTCTGATATTTAGCATGAAGGTAATTCTTATGAACACCACCATTATCAGAAACCTGGGTATTTAATACTCCAAGCCATTCTCTTCTTTTTTCTTCCTTGTATTCATTTCCTCTGGCTCTACCTTTTTGTAGAATAGCTCCTACACCAACATGCTCAGCTGTAATTGACTCTATTGGATAGCTAACATATTTTTGACCAGGATCATCATTTTCTGTATTTTCGTCATAGAATCCTATGTCGGTAATATAACCACTCCGATTTACATTATTACCTGCCCTAGAGGTTAAGGTATATCCATTTATAAAATAAGGCACTAAGCCAAATCCTACCCTATTAGTTATAACCAAAGGTACAGTTTGAGCTGTTGGTGCGGTTCCCTCCGGAAGAGCAGCATCTATTTTATTACCCGCCGAGGTATATCCAGGTAAAATCCTAGCCTCTGCTTTAGGATCTTTATCAAATGCAAATTGAGATCCAAGGTTAACAAAATTAAGATTATAATAAGGATCTATCCAGCAATCATAAAAGCTAGTATCGTCGTCTTTATAAGATCTAAGTGAAACCTCCTGTATGAAATCATAATAAGAATAATTTGGACATATCCAAGTCATTTTATCCGCTAGCGATTTATCATTAGAAGAAAATCCCAGATTCAAATCTTGCGAGACCTCAAGCAGAGTATCGTGTGAATTTAAACTACTGAATGATTTTATTCGGTTTGTGTAAATTCCGGGTATTCTGCATTCTGCAACTATATTAAATCTTAAATTAATACCCTTCCCCTCAGGATCACTTCCAGATTCAGAGTATTTACTCGATACATCACTAGCAACATTTAGTATATTAAAATCCATTCTTATTGGCTTATAGTAATCACCAGGTGCTCTCATGTAGAGAGAAACTATGTCTCCATCTTTAGGGTAATTCACTGATATAAATATGCTTTCAGCTGCAATAAAAGAAAATCTGATGACTGGCATAAACCCACCAAGATCCATGTCAAATTTAGTAAGATATAGCGAAATATTATAACCATTAATCGAAATAAACGGCACATTTAATCCCGTAGATTTTTCTGCAGTTTCCCCTGAACTTCTTAATGAATTAACATCACTAGCTCCGTTAGCAAGGTCAGTCTGAACTAGCTCGTCCAGCTTCATGTTGTTTAGTGCTGAACTAGATATAATTATAGAATCTCTTTCCATTTATCTTTAGCTTGTCTGCGGTCTATTGAATCCTCCTCCGCCAGCATTCGGAGCGAATACAAAGAATCCTTTTTCCTTTAATATTGTCTTTTCCCCTGGTTGTAATACATTAGGTGGAAGATTAAGCTCGGGCTTATTTTTTATTTTATCCTGTAAAAATTTCTTTCTGCCGTCACTCACTTTAAATTTTTTCTGCTCCTGATTTTTCTTGAATACGTTATTAGGATTTGTATTTGTATTAGAAGTAACCTGCTGATTCTGTATTTTCTTAACCCTAAAAGTTTCCTTTACCGTACTGGCATCAGGGATTGCTAAAGCCATACCCTCCTTTAAAGCAAAGGGATTACCTATTGCATTAAACTTTAATAGCGACCCAACCATACCGGGATCTCCCAGTTTAATAGCTGCTATTAGATCTGGTCTCATTTGATAATACTCGGTAACAATAAAGAAAGAAGCTATCGATACAGGTAAGTTTTTATATGTTATAGAAGCTTTAGTTAAATCCCATATACCATAGGTTCCCGTTGTATTCAAATCAGTTTGAGGATTGAATACTGATTTATTCTGGGTGATGGTGTCTATTATTAATGCCATTTTATATTAATTAATTTCCTTCCGGACCTAAAGTATCAGGTAAATTGTCAATCTGGCTATTCCATAAGCCGGTCGATAATGCTTGATCCGGGGTATCCTCGCTAAGTACGTTTCCTGCTACATCAGCAAATGCACCAAAGCTTTGTAAGTTAGCAGATGTTTTTTGAGTGCTATGATAAAGTCTTCCGTCCCCTCTATTGAATATGCTTTCAATCTCACCCCTTTCCCTGCTTCTTGCGTGTTTGAGTGTGAATGTTGCTTTCATAGTAGTTGGAAAATCATCAGGTCCTAGCGTGTCACCAAATCCAATAGTAACACCCTCGCATATTAAATTTCCAATCATTGCAATAGGATTACATGGATTGCCTATAACTACATGCCATTCTCCTATTGGTGCTCCTGTTAAAAAGCTTAAAGGTGCTTGGTACTTCTCTATAAATTCACCAGTCATAGCTGTTTTCAAGAATCTAGAAGCATCGTCGCCTAAAGCATTTGTTATTTCTGCTAGTGTATCTGATATATTATTTCCTGAATTTTTACCCAATCTTGTATAGATCTCTTTTATCTTAGCAATCGATGCCTCGTCGGTTCCCCCTTGGTCTCCACCTACAGTTTCTGGTGTCTCCGATGAATCGCTACCCCCTGTGACGTTAGCTATCTTGGATCCATAGGTAAGTAACCATCCCATAGGATCTTTATAGTATTCTTGAAGCCCCTCATCTCCACCAGGAAATCCTATGGCAGGAAAGTTGCTGTTATATCTAATATCCGGAGTTAAAAAATTACCATAATTTGTACCGATCGATAAAAGATTACCCATTAAATCCAAAAAAGCAGCTTTACTATTAACCTCACCTATAGAACTTAATTCATATTCAAATATTAGGCTTAATCCATCCCACGTAAAACTAAGACCTGTACCTCTGGTATACCCATCGGTAACAACATCAACAGGGGTCCAGATATATTCCCCCATTATACCAGCTCTTTCCTTAGCAAGATCTCTTAGCCCCTTAGCTCTTATACCCTTAGATATTGTTTCATCCTCGTCAGTTGCAATCATGATTCCTTCAGAAAGAGCTGCAGTCGCATCAAAAGCATTACCCATGTCTTCAGATATTTTCTGCATAGCGCCGCCAAAAAATTTAATTGGGCCGTCTTGGAAAAATCCTTTCGAAAAAGCTTCCTGTGTTAATACAGCACCTTGGGAACTGGGGTTCCATGCTATGCCTGTACTAAATGTAATAAGCTCGGTTAGAGCATTTCCCGTATTACCTCCAAACCAGGTAACTGCCTGTGCAACAGGTCTTCCTGCTCCCCCTGCATGATATGATTCGCTGCTTTTAATACTATTCTTTTCGCCAGGTACAGAAAGATTATCCAAAACTGGTGTGGGAAATCTTCTCAGGGTTATCATATAGTTATTCGGGATAGTACCGTAGTATTTACAGTACAAGAAGTCTTTCCAGTAGTAAGGTGCAGAAAGTCCGCCTATTATTGATCCCTCAACGCTACCAAGAAGACCACTTAATATTCCAGTGTTCACGTCGGCTACTGATTCGAATGTTGCAGTTTCTCTAACAAGAAAACCCGCTGTTGGATTTTTAGATTGTATTGAAGATACCCTAGTGTTATAGTCGGAAGATTCTGATCTGTAATAAGCATCAATGAAATCGTTTCCCCCGCTTCCTAGAGAATAAAAAAGATATTGCCCATATTTTCCAGGATTCCTCTTAGAAGCCTCGTAGAATAAACTCCTGGCAGTTGGACCCTTATATGGATTATTAGAACCTAGATTGCTTGCTTCCGATATAATATCATTAGCAGTACCCTGAAGCGTTGCTTCATAGAGTAAACCAATCTTTTGCTTATCTGCTGGCATTTTTAGCTATCACTATTTTTTTACAAATTGTGGATAGCATAATCTATTGTTTCTGGGAATTCCTCAAGAAACTCCTCCAAATTTGATTTAAAGTCAGGAGGCATGTTTCTATAGCAAACAAGTATACTATCACACTTGTTACTATATATTCCTTGAGTTATTTTATTACGAATTGAATGATTTAGTATAAATTCTGATTCTGGATTTAGATTAATCGTCTCATACCCAAGATCCCTTATTATTTTGGTTATGTCTATAACATAGAAATCGCAAGAAAAATTTGATCTTTTCCTTGCTTCTTTTGGAGAGTTCTTGGAGATATAAAAATTAACATTAGTTCCTTTATCCATTATTAACTATTTTCTATTTTGTCCCAATCTTTGCTTAATAGCATCGAATGAAAGCTATCATATTCGTTGGATTCGTTTCGGTAGGTAAATATTTCGTTATCTACAATGCTATTAGGTGTTTCTTTCTTCTGATTGATTATCTGTTGATTCTTCATATCCTGTAAATTTTGTCTATGAATCTCGTTTCCTGCCTCTATGCTGGAAAAATGTGAAAATTGTTTATTTGGCTTAAGTAAACCAAACTGTCTGAGTAGCTTTCTTCTCTCTCTTCTATTTTCCATTTATAATTTATTTATTTTAGATATCTACGCTAAATCCTTTTGATTTACCAAAAGTTGAATCGTCTCTATTATAAAGATCCATGCCAACTACAAACTTAAAAAGTTTTAAAAATATTGCAGGGACAAATACGTCTTTTGCTTTAACCACGTAGTTAGCAGGAATGAAAATGAACTCTGATAATCTTTCCGATTCTGTCCCATCTGTCGTAGGAGTACCCCTTTCTATTCCAGTGACATCAACACCAAAGCAAGGATGCTCCGCATCCACCATTTTAGAGGCCGTTACCGTGCCTAAAAAGTGCCACTTAGTGTTATCATCAATATCAAATCCTGACTCTTCTTTTAGCTCTCTTTTAGCTGTTTCTAGGAAGTCCGGATCTTCGTCTTCTGCGGTACCTGATATTAGGCTAATCGAATATCCACCTTCCCTAAAAGGATTTTTTTCTTTAAGAACTCCTAGCATTAAGGGTAGTCCTTGATCGTCAGTAATAAAAGGTAAAATCACTACAGATTCTACTGTTGATCTTATTCCTATTTTACCGTCTATCTCAACAACATCGAATCTTGGGGTTGTTAAAAGTATTTTTTCCTCAGGGTTATTCATTGTCAGTTTCTTTATTATTTGTTACTAATGTTCTTTTATCTGATGCTCCAGGAGAAGGAGATTTAGATTTTTCCACCTTTTCGTAATAAGACTTTTTAATAGAATCAGCCAGAGAAGCTTTAATATCCTCTATATCTACTCCATCTAAAACAAAGTCTATAATTTCTCTTTCCGCATCTTCAAAAGAACCTGATAAAACTGTATAAAGATCCTTAGGAGGAAGATTCAATTTTATTTTAATTGAAACATCAACCATGTTCTTTTTCTGTTTCTTCAGTAGCTTATATATCGGAGAATCGTTTTGTGAGATTTTAGAATCTTCGTATATGATGGATGTAACCGTTGTCTGCTCATTCGGTCTCGTATGAATCTGCTGATTATTAACGGGAATGACCTGTGCAAGTTGTGCGGGTAGCATAATCACATACTCATTAAGAAGCTCTGAATTTATTCTTTTCCCGCTCTGAAATTCTATAAATGAAATATCTCCATTTAATACGATGTCCTTGTATTTTTCATCGATTCCAATGTCATCCCCTTTGATCCACTGGTAATCAAATGAGCTATAATGTGAGCGAGCATCATTTATTGTTTGTTCACTTATTTCCATTTTTTTCTTTTTTTTATTCCCCTTATTAAATAATGAAGATAATATCCCCATAGCTTTACTTTTTATCAGATTTTTTAGTAATTGTTTCTAAAGTACTTTGGTTATATAATTCACCGAGGGATCTTATGTTGCTATAAAGATCTCCGGTGGTTATCCAGGAGGACTCACCTTTTTTACTTTTTCTCTTATCATATTTCCAGACCTCTATTATATTATCTAGATCCTTATCTGGATGCCGGGAATACTCTACCGCAGAATACCCTGGAATCTTACTTAAAGTAAGTCTTTCCCCATAGGGTAAAACAAAATTCTCATCTATCTCCATACCTAATTGTAGAAATCAGAAGAGTCTTTGTTTCGGTTTACGTATTTATTCTTCTGGCATTTTTGCAGAGATCTCTTCAACTTTTCTTTTGTCGATGAATTCGGAAAGTAATGAAGCTATATTTTTTAGCATCTCTCTGTCTTGAGATCCTGAATCTACGGATCTTTTATAGTGGTTAAGTAAAGACTCCTCATCAGAATTGCTCTGTATATCCATTGCTCTCCTAGTTAAATATTTAATATAAGGATCTGGATTTTTTACATCGCTAAAACCACAGGGAACTGTAATTATGCCCATATCTTGAATTTTAAAAGAGGTTTTTTTATTTAGAGAATCGTTGTTTATATAAACACAAGGATGATGATCGCTAGAATTTAGATATATTTTAAATTCAGATAAAAGATCATCTTTAGATCTCTTTGATATCTCGATAAGCATTCCATTATCTAGTGTAGCATCCCAAATATAATCACCGCAGGATTCAAATGATTCTATGGAACCAGGTATACCTATCAGATCCATAAGCAATTCTACATCGTCTTGTGCATTTTGTTTTATTCTATCTTGTCCTGTGGTTTTTGAATGTTCTAAGTGATTTGCAAATTCCTCGATAAAGTCATCCATTCTTGATTTGTTATCTTCTTTTGATATCCACTTCTTATTCGGATCTAAGTCTAATTCTATTATAGCACCATCAGCATCTTTTTTAAATGAAATTGCGTCATTGGGTATCCAAACGTGATCAGATTCTTTGCCATCTGAATCGACATAGCATATAGCTATAGATGTTCCATTTTTCTTAGGAATTATTATTTTATCTGAGGGTACTTCCTTTTCTCCAGCTGTTAAATCAATTGCGGATATAATATAACCACCGTCCCACGAATCTTTAATCCCCGGGATCTGGTAAGATTGACCCTCGTTAATTTTATTCTTCTGAAAATCTTTAAATCCTAATACCATATTATTATACGTTATCGTTTCCAAAAGAAACCGTGATTTTAAAATTCTTTGGATCCGTAGATTTATTCATATCAATGGATAAATTACTGGGATAAGTAGGCATTACACTAGCAAGCTTTTCCACATTAAGTTGGCTATAATCTATTGTTTTGCCCGGTATCAAATCTATATCAAATTGTTTATGCTCGTTCGGATAATCATCCACGCTAAACTCTAGCTCTATTAGATCGATATTAAATACGAAATCATCAATACCTGATTTTTTAATTATCAGATCAATGCTATATTCAATAAAAGCTTTAGAATCGTCAATGTCGCTATATTCCTCTGGTCTGTTAAAAAGATCGATTTCAATATATTTTAGTTCCGTGCCAAATGAGTAATCACCTCTAGAACTACCCTTCTTAGAAGAGCTAAATGCAGAATAGTCGTAAATTCTTCCCACTTTTGTTAGATTTTTCTTCTATATATCCAATTTACTATTTTTAATAGCAGGAATATATAATTAAGTATACTAACTAAATAATAAGGGTATGTCAAAGAGCATAAGTCCTATATGGTTCCTTAGAGAGCCTATAGATCCGGAGCACAAAGAGTATGTGCTATTAGATTACTTAAAAGAAACGAGTAAGGGGTTAAACAAGGAAAATTGTTACCCTATAATGAAAGAAATATCACGGATTGTAAAAATACTAAACGAATTTAGAAAGGATAAGATAATTAGTGAATCAGTCAAGAAGTCTCTAGGAAAAGAGGACAGAGAATATATCAATTCTTTTGTCCTTATTAATCTTCTACCAGAGCAAAGGGAAACACTAAATATTATAATAGAAGACTCACTGGATACATTATATGATTATTCGGAGATATGTCTGGACATTTTAAAAGAAGAAGAATCTAAAATAAAAATATTTAGAATTCAATCAAAATTTGATGACGCGGATAATCTAGTAAATTCAGGGATAGTTATTATCAGAAATATGGTAACAGATAAACTACTTAATTATTTCTTTAAATCAAACGTTAGAATGGAAACGCCAGATGGAGAAAAGGAGGTTTCAATTTTAAAAAAAATACACCTAAAAAATTCATTCTTCTCATTGAACTATGAGTATATCTACCATGAGATACTAAATGAAATAAACACAGATAATAAATACTCGCCTAAATTCTATGTTGTTGAAATATACGAGAACTTTGAAGAAACATCAGAGATCTATAAGTTAGCTAAAGAGAAATTCATAGAACATATAGGGATATAAAGATCACAAAAAAAGAGCCTATTGGCTCTTTTTATTATAGAGTTATTCTTTTTAAAAATTATTTAGTCTTTTAATAAAAGAATTGTTATCTAAAGACTCATTAGTATCCATATTAGCAATATTACCAAATCCTGCTACATCCATCATACCGGGTTTCCCGTTGAGATCTATTCTATAACCAGGTGAATCTATTTTAGATTGCTTAGCAAAAACTGCATCTGCATATCCTGCATAATCGTATGCTGGTTCTCTTTTTATTTTGGATTGTCCTGATTTTGAAGATATCTCGCCTGTCTGATTTTCACCAGAAAGAGGTTTGTATGTGTTATCATGCACTTTTGAAAGAAACTTCTTAAAATCTAAGATTTCCCTTTGTGTTACGTTTTGTATATTCATGTTTTTAGTTTTTAATATTAAGCTTCTTTTTTTCCAGTCAAAGAATTCCAGAAAGTTGAAAGATAATCCATTGCTCCTTTATCAGAATTCGATTGTGATGCAGAGCTAGGGTTTCCGTAGAATTGTGATGCCTTATCTCTTGCAATACTAGAAAGCTGATTTTTGTCGGTATCACTTAGTGATGCTAAAGCATCTCTTCCGACAGATCCTTTTGCTCCTGGTCCTCCGAATGCTTCTATTAATGCGTTCTCAATTATAGCTTTTCCTTTTTCTGATTGTAATCCTTCTCTCAATGTTGAGTAAAGCCATCCGGTAGGTTTTATACCCATTTGGGTAGCTAAACTATCCAAACCTTTTCTTTGTATAAACTCTTGTAAAGCTTTTGCCATTAGCGGAGCAAGATAATCAACGTTAGCTTTTTCCCCTGTTAATAATTCAGGGTAATCCTCAATCGGAATCTGATCTACAACTTCCTGTACTATAACGGACATATTGGAGTTTTCTTCAACACCAATCTGTTCCATTAACTTAGCAGCAACCTTTTGCTTTATAGTTTTTCTTAGACCCTCTCCGGCAAATCCAAGTAAGCCATTAAAGAATCCGCCTAAATCGCTAAACTGGAATGATTCGTTTGTTTCTCCATCCGAAAATGAATCAAAATTTTTAATAATTCTAGACATCTATATTCTTTTATTTTATCTATATATCCACAGAAGAATTATTAATCCAAGGGGTATGCTATATGTTGTCCAGAAAAAGATCCACAGCTTTTTGTCTGTATTTAAGCTTATCCTCCTTGATCTCTGGATTTTTTAATGCCTCTTTCTTCCTATTGACAACAGAGTCGGGAAGCATTGGTCCGAATGTGTCTTTTAGAATCTTTTTATCAGTTCTCCATTCGAGCGGAAGATGTAAAGCAAATCTAACTATATCAAGGTTTAAGAAGGGGCTTCTTAGCTCTAGAGTATGAGCCATAGACATCTTATCCAATCTAGGTAAATGATAATAAGACAGTTCATCAAATACATCAGATTGCTGGGAGTCATATTCATGTATTCTTGAATATCCTCCAAATAGCTCATCAGATCCATCACCACTTAAAACTATTCTATAACCAGATTCTTTCTTAACTGCCTCAAATAAATGATACTGCGGGATCACTGATCCTAAATCCACCGGTGTTTCATTCCATAGCGTGTATATAAGAGCATTCTTACTTGAATCCATACTATAGTCTAGAAAATTGACAGAAGTGCTTAAATGTGCGCTTAAATCGTTTACAAACGGTGTTTCCCCATTCTCTATAGTAAACCACGTAACCTTGGCATTCATTTCTTTTAGTACCCCTGCTATAATCGAAGAATCAAGACCCCCTGATACCAAAAGTGATATTGGGTAGTTCTTAGAGACAAGTCTATTTTTTACGCTCTCAAACATCTTATCCCACAGCCAACTCATGTGTGTCTCGTAATCTGCACCTTCTAGTTCGGATATTGGTGATTCCCATGTTCTGTAATAAGGACCATATGTTTGTTCAAATAGAGGAGACGCTATATTATAAAAATAAAACGTATTAGGTAGAATCCTTTTAATCGATTTAATCGGTGTTCTGTTGTCCTTATTGTAACCCCATTTTCTGATAGCACTTATATAGGTTTCGTCTAGCTCATCCAATACAGTGGTAAGACCCTTGATCTCCGAACAAATCTCACCAAGATCATTCTTATAAAGGCATTTCTTTCCCAATGGATCAGTAAATGCGATTACACTTCCTTTATTAGAATCGTATATTACTACCGCCCAAAATCCATCCCATGTTTGTATATGGGGTAAATATGCAGCAGCAAAGAATTCTAGATTTCCCCCTTTATATCCGCTGAATAAACTGCATAAATATTCCGTATCAGAAGAAAATGTATTCCTGTCATAATTAAATATTTCCCCATTGAACATCAAATACACACCGGGAGAAACTTCTCTTGGCTGATTCCATTCGTCACCATCGGATGTTTGTATAGGCAATCTATGATGACATAATGTAATCTTATCAAGTTCCTCTACAGATCTTTCAATTCCCCTATGTTTTATCGTATCTAAAATTTCAGGATGTTTATCCGCTCTAGTTGTTAATAATATTCCGCACATGTTTTTTTAATTAAAAAGTATATCCTCAAACATTGAACTAATATTGCTCACTGATTGATCGTCAAATTTATTTGTAATTGTCCATATTTTATGAAGTCCAGCTTCCTGAAACATAGATATTACTTTCTCGTAAGTGTCTCTTTCTCTTGTATCTCCATCAATGTGATCCCACTGATCTTTGCTTCTATCGGACTTATCTGGATTTTCACCATTTATATAGATTATAGTTATCTCGTCAAGAAGTGAGTATTTCTTAACTATCCCTATTTGATCCCTAGCTTCGTCTTCTGTTATTCTACCCTCAAGCAATCCCCACACTAAGACAGTTAATATTCCTCTATCATGTATGAATGATTCCCCGGGGATGTCCTTTGCTAACTGCATAAGCATAAACTCTTTACCTAATGAAAATGCATGTGCTTCTTTGCTATCCTCACTTTTTAGATTTAAGTCGGCAAAGAAATTGGCAAACTTAAACTGAAATCTTGGGATGCTAAAAGATTCTGAGATATATTCAGATAAAAATGTCTTGCCTGAATTTCTTGGGCCTTCGAATACGTATACCATATATTTCTTTTTATGGAGGAACATCGCACATGTTCCACCTAGCAAATATAATAAATTAGTACGGGGAAAGCACGAAAAACCCCGATCTTTATTAAAATCGGGGTTTTATTTATTTTGCGTCAATGTTGACGCATTTAAAAGGTGATTGCTGGGGTATCTCATCGAATGAAGTTGAATTCATTCTTTTAACGTGTGTTGCTATGCTAGGATAAATGTCAGCAGCTATATAATAGCAGTTATTACCTAGTATGTTTTTTATTCCACTATCAGACCCTTTCATGTTACTCAATGTACCAATTCCCTCAAGTGCAGATGACACCTGTCTTTTTGAAGTTGTTTTCCTTTTCTTAATATCATCATACTCACCTACAATGATTTTAGATCCTGCATAAGTTAATAAAGGTCCGCTGTCCGAGTCATCTTCAGTTAGACCAAATATACTATCCTTAGATATTCTTTTAGCTGTAGAAGATCCTAAAACATTATCATTAATCCATTTTATACAGCTTACAAATTTGCTTCCATCGAAGGTAACACAGTTAGCTATCATTACGAGGAAGTTGTTGATAGCAACAAATTCTTCCTTACCTAAATCTGGGCTTCTGTCACTTTTTTGTAAAGCAATATTGAAAGCTCTAGATATATCGCTCTTAAGATTATCATAATCAATAAAAGGAATTTCTTTATTCTTGATAGACGATTCCATCATTTCAAAAGGTCCGGAAAGATCTAGATCATCATTATCTGAATTTTTATTAATTAATTGTTTTATACCATCATATCTAAACTGGGGTCTAATCATACCAAATGTTGTCCAGCCTTTAAGATAATTTCTAAGAAATTCCGTTGCGTCTTCGTTACCTAGTGTTTTAATCTGTCTAGTCTCTGCCCATTTATTCCAGTTGCATGGGGTTTTTAATGACGATGACCCTAGGTTGATATTATAAACTGCACCTTTAGCAAAAAAGTATGAAAATTCTTCCGCTGGTTTAGCTTTATCTAAAGCTAAATTCCAATCTTTTATAAATTCTGTGCTGTAGGATGATTTAAGAGATCCGTCCTGCTTAACAAAATCCTCAGACTCCACTTTTATATTATACTCAGATCTAAGCTTTTTAGCTAATCCCCGTACTCCTGACGCTGATTTTGCATCAGATGATCCAGATGATTTTTCTGGAGATGCTATTGCTACTTGAGCTTTGTATTGAACAGCTAGCTCCTTTTCGAAGTCAGAATTGTTGATAATGATTTTACCCTCATTAACACTAGAGAATAATTCAGAAATACTTTTAACATATCCTGAATTAGATGTGCTCTCATGCATTTTTGTTCCTATCATGTGCAAAGCTGCATTAATGGCTTTCCTATTCTTAGCTGAAACCCAATCAGAAGCAATTATATCAGTTAACAATGCTTGGTCTATCTGACCACTTGCATTTTTATTACCTGATAATTTTTGGATAGTTGAGATAACAGAAGTTGTAGCTGGGCCATATTTTCCATTAGGACCTCCTTTAGATTTTATCAGCTTACCTGCAGAAGTTATACCGTCACAAAGTGCAGTTTGAATAGCAAAGATTAATCCGCTTCCTTTTATCTTCTTATCAGAATCTGAATCCCCTCTTTTTAAAGGAAAAATAGCTTTAGCAGTTTCTACTTCTTTAACCTCATTTTCATCCTTGATAACCCTAACCGCTATTCCATACTGTGTCTTTGCTCTAGTCATAAGATCTAGTGCTTGACTAACTAAATTAGTAACATCAGAATATGTTGTATAAACTTCTTCATCATCCTCTAATTTTTGTAAAGACCTATTTGCTGTTTGGATCATAGTGTTGTTAAATTCTTCTTGGAATTTATCAACTTGCTTTTCTAATTCTTCAAGCATTTTTCTATCCTTGTCGCCACCATCTGTATTATCTAAAGTCTTTCTCTTCTCGTCAAGATCTAAAAATGTTCTTTTCCAATCCCTTCCGTATCCTGATTTTTGATCTTTACCCTCAGAAGAACTTATTAAATTAGTAAGTAATTTTTTTAGATTATCAACTCTTCTTTTATACCCAGTGAAAATAGATTCATTTAGTATATCATCAAATTCAAATCCTTCGCTGTCATTTAGCTTTTCAGCTTCTTCTTCTGCTTGTTTAGCTATATTGTCTATAGAATTCTGAAGTTTAGTTGTAGCCATCTTAAACTGCTTAAATATAACATCATCTTTAGATTTAGAAATTTCCGAAGTCCTATCAAGTGCTTCAGCAAATTTATATAAGCTCTCTAGATACAGTCTTTTAGCTTCAGCATATTTAGAATTTGCTAGATCATTATCGTCTGCGTAGTCGATCAATTTAGCGGTTAAAGATTTTACAGTTTTAGAACTTGCAACATCAGAAAGCTTAAGTCTAATAACATCGGGATTTCTATCTCTCTTAGGAGCTAGGTCAAAGGTTAATATCTTGAAAGCATTCAAAGCATTATCGCAAACCTTAACAAGCAAAGAATCTACTTGTTCATTTTCTAATAGCTTACTATAATACCCTTCTAATAGCTGTTTAGCTACCTGATTGTGAATATATGGATTATTGTTCATAATTTATTAATCTTTTAGTATATATTTTCTTTAGGCCCAGCAGCATCCTTACCCGTATTGTTCTTTTGTATTTCAGCTGAAAGCGTTTTCATCAAAACCGATATTTCCTGATATATTCCAGCCTGTTGGTTTATACTTGCTATCTCTGAAGCAGTATCTCCAGGTTTTTTAGAATTCTTAGCATTTTTAATTGCATCAAATTTTTGGGAAAGAGTTGTTTTTATTCCCTGTATTTTGGTCTCCCCGCTGTCTTCCTCGTTAATAACGAATTCTCTATATTTAAGCATACTTTCTAGCAATTGTTATTTTAGATCTTAGATCTCTTATCTCATCCATATACTTCTCTCTAATCTCCTTTATTCTTTTAGAAGCTAGTTCTCTTGCTTGATCCGGACTGGCTGAATTTTCAACTTCTTTATTTAGGATGTCCCTTTCCATATCCATAGCAACATATCTGTCGTTCCTCTCTTTTAAAAGGAAAGAAACAAGTTTTTTTCCTTGAGCTGGAACGTATTCTTTTATAGCATTTGTAAATTCGACTAAAGGAAGTTTAGCTATGAATTCAAACGAGGCATCGCTTTCATTCCCTGATTTAGTATAATTATCTGGACCTGATGTTGATTTAGTTGATCCTGATTTATCCTTAAATCTCTCCCCTGCTTCAATGTCTTTAGTCATCAGGTTTCCGTACTTATTTCTGAAGTCAATATCTTTCTGCTTAGCTTTTAATAATGCTGCTTTATATTTAGAGTATAATGATCCAGAAAGCGAAGAATCTGCTAGGTTTTTAGCTCTCTTATACATCTCCTCAGCTATATCAGCATCAACTTTTGTTTTAAGCTTTTCCCAATATATTCTAACTCTTTTATTATCGCTTATGACATCTCTAACCTTAGTGAATATGCTTTCCGTCTTCTTCTCGTGAGATCTAGACTGAGCATCCATTAACTCATTATTTCTTTGAATCAAACGATCGATTCTTTTTATCTCTGCAGGATCGCTTTTGGTTTGGGATCTTTCCAGATCTAACTTATCAATCTCCACGTTAATATCTTCCCATTTTTCAACATATTCAAGCTCTGCTGATCTGTACTCATTAGCTAATTTATCTAGTGATTCTATACTTCCACCAAAAGTTCCACTTAGCCAGTTTTTTATAGTGTCGAATATGCCAGCTTCATTTAAGCTGTCCCATTCTTTAAATTTTAAAGTCATACTTAGTTGTTTAGTTTATCTTTTGCAGTTCTTAATTTACTGGCGTCAATATTACCCGAAGGAGTAACGAATACATCAGAAATTATTTTCTTAGTTCCTGAGTTTGCATCTTCACCATCAGCTATTCCTTGATTTATCATATTAGTTAACTTTGTGAACTCTTGCTCCTTGCTTAATGTCTTATCTATATCAGATTCAGTTTTGCCTAGATTCCTGAATAATTTTAATAGATTTTTCTTAGAATCCAAAGCTGAGCTAAGTTCAAGTAATTCAATCTTAGATTTTTCTATGTAAGATTTGCTAACCTTATCAGGATTAGCACCTATTCTTTTCTCCAATACTGTTAACTTTCTCTCGATATTTGCTCTTAAATCAGCAATATCTTTTTCAAGTTCCTTTTTTCTCTCGATGATATCTTTTCCTCTTCTCCCCGCAACCTTTTTCTTTTCCTTTTCCGAATCTAAGGAAAGGTCCTCCGTATCGGGTCCATTATCCTTCTTTTCTTCTTCCGATTTTTTATCCATTTGATCTTTCAGATTCTGAGCTTTCTCTTCTGCTTCTTTCTTTTTAGCATTAATCTTATCCTGAAACTTCTTGATGTCTACGTCGTCAGCTTTATCTCTAGCCAATTTATATTCAAGTTCAGCTAATGCAATTTCATCGTCTGCTCTTCCTGCCTCGTAATACTCCCTCCTTCTAGTGTTATTATCAATAACCTTAGAGACGAAATCTTTTGCTTTTTTTATCTTAAGTGAATGCGACTTAATGAAAGTTTCAAACTCTTTTGTTTTAACTTCCCTTTCTCTTTCGACAGAGCTTATTTTTCCCTTGTCGTTTATTGAACTCAAACCATCTATTTCAGATTCTAGTTTTTCAATATTTTCTTCGAAATTTGCTCTTTTCTCGATAGCATCAATTTCTAAATCTACAAGAAGCTTTCTTGCCTTATCGATCATTCCTACCCTAGATAAAGAGCCTAAGAAAAACTTAGAAAGTGAATTTTTAAGGTAGTCTCCGAAGATGCCTTCGTTTACTGTGTGATTAGGTTCTGATCTTTCTAGGGAAGCAAACTCCTCACTAAGTTCACGGTCTACAGTTTCTATCAGAGACTCGTATTTTTTAAAATCATTAAAAGATGGTAGATTCTTCATTACAAAACAATACTTTTTTTATATTGTATATATCCAATTGGAATTTTTATTCTTAACCAGGAAGCACAAAAAAACCCTAGGATAAATCCTAGGGTTTTAATTATGCGTGAGTTAGATTATGCTAAACCACCAGCAGGTACGTTAACAAAGAATGTTAAGTACATAGTTTCAGGTAACATACCAGCTTCAACTAATGCGTATCTAGATTTAACTGCGATCTTAGGTGACATTGTTCCTTCAGAGATAGTCTGAATAGACTCTGCCATCATGTAAGGCATAAATTTGATACCTGGTTCATCGTCTCCACCTTTTCTTCCAACTAATACTCTTGTATCACTGTAGCTCATGTTTTGATCAACATATACAGTCATACCAGCAAGCGAACCTACAGGGTATAAAGTACCATTGTTTTGAGTTAAAGTGTTAGAGAATGGTGCGAAAGTGAATTGAGAGATATCTTGAAGTGCACTTGCAACTGCAGCGTTTGTAACGATGAAGTTAGCAGGACCTCTTCTACCTCTGTTAGCTACCACGTTACCAGCTGCAAGAATTCTTGAGAATAATCTTCTTTGTAAAGTTGATAAGTTCTCATATCCTCCTGATGCAGGACCTGCAGGGATTACCATTGTAGATGTAGTGTCGTCTTTCTTAACGTAAGCAGCTGTAGTTCCAGCACCACCACCAATAACTAAGTTAAGGTTAAGGTTTTGGTTTTCTACGCTTAAGAATTGTACGTGGTTAGACCATCCTAAAGCAAATGATCTTGAAAGGATGTGTTTGTTGATTGCTTGAGAAACCTCATTAACCAATGCGTTCTCGATCATTGAAATAACATCGATACCGAATTGTTTGTTAAGATCCTGAATTTGCTCAGTTGTAACTGAAGCAGCAACTTGGAAAGTTTCAGCTTCTACGAACTTAGTGAAAGTCGAAAGACCCATTGAGTTGTAGTAAGTAGATTCTCCAACACCTCTTAACATTGGGTTGTAAGTTTTAGTACCATCAACGTAAGGACCTTGGTAAGCTTGGTCGTTGTTGAAACCAGCACCAGAATAACCTTGGATGTGATCTTCTAAAGCTTTAACTAATTGTGCAGTTCCAGCTGAGTTTTGAGTGTAGAATCCTGATCCACCAGCTCCAGTAACTACTTGATAAGGAGTACCGTTGAAATAAGTAGCAACGGGAGTACCTGATGCAATACCTGTGATTTGGAAGATAGGGAAACCATCAATTCTTGATAGACCTACGAAAGTTAAAAGTAAAGTGGTGTTTATAGAAGCTGTAGCACCTACTGTGAAAGTTGTAGCATTAGCACCAGTAGCACCAGTAGCACCAGGGATACCTGAAGCAATTTGGTAAACTGGGAATTTAATCATTGAAGGAGCAGTAGCTAACTGATCAGCAGCTGAACTAGCAGCAGCAGCACCTACTTTACCACCTGCGTATACGTAGTCTAAGTAAGACAGAATACCAGTTGGACCTGACATAGGGATAACAGGAACGATATCAAAACCTACAGTCTTCGCAGCTACCTG